AGGTGCTATAGTTGAAGGATTTGAAGTTGCAGAACCTGATCCAACAATTTATGAACAATTATTAGCAATCCAATCAGTTATTTCAGAACAATATGAAGAAGTATCAAAAGAATATGAAAGTATTCTACATAGTGTTCAAAGCATTGTTAATGAAATGGTATTAAGGGGTGTAATCAACCAAGCTGATACTACTGAATTATTAAAGTTGTGGTTAGGAACTAATGGTGAATATGGAAGTGTTACTGAACCTACTGAATCAACAATATATTTTGTGGATGAAGAATATTCACCATTTACAATTATTGAAGTATTGATTGATGAGAATAACAAACCTAGTACTTCATTTAGATTAAGTCAATTAGCAGGTGATAATCTTGCATCATATGTAGTCAAGTTAATAGATGCTAATGGTAACTATCATTACCTGGATCATAAATCATATGAAGCATCAACAAATGTATTCATTGATGAATACAATGAAGAAATTGAAGTTACAACATATGAATTCCATTTCTTTAATGACAATCATAAAATTACTATTATTTATGATGATTATGATAATAGACCAGGAACAATAAACTATCATGTAAATGTTGTTGATAAATCAAGTTATTCATATAGAAGTGGTATATCTGAACAAACTGATGCTATCAATGTTAATTCTAAACTAAATACAACAATACACATAAGTGGTGATACTGCTATATGTGATGTACCAGCTAATTGTATGGGATTCTTAAGAATGTCATTTGCTGGTCAATTAAGAGTTGTACCATTCTATTTAATTAGTGGTGTTGGTTCAACTGCAATGGTACTTGTTAATGGTCCTGATGGTGCTGTTGTTGCTGAAATGAAATATGCATGTGTTAGTTATTATAGAAATTCACTTGGTGAATTAGTGGTATCAATAGATACAGCTAAGTCAACTTATAACCTTTCTGATTCTCAATATGTGAGTGTTGCAGATGTTATCTGCTTTGAAATCAATAGGGGGTAGCATATGGGTATATATTACAAAGGTAGAAAACTAGGTGAAATTAAGGTTACCAAAGTAACTAACCAAGGTGTTGATACAACAGATGCTACAGCTAATGCAATTGATATTGCAAAAGGTCAAGTAGCATATGTTCAAGGTGATAGAGTTGAAGGAAAAAATACTTTAGCAATTCTTGAAGCAGTAGGTGATGCTACATTTGATGAAGATGTTGATGCATTACATATTAATGATAATAACATGGTAAGTGGTATTTATATTGATGCTAATGTGTTTATTAGTGTTAAAGATGGTGTAATCATTACATCACTTAACTTAAAACCTGAAAACATTAAAAAAGGTGTCACAATATTAGGTGTGACAGGTACATATGAAGGTGGTGAATAATTATGATTAGGGGTACAACACCAACACACATTTTTAATTTACCTTTTGATACATCATTGGTTGCAGATTTAAGAATTATCTATGCACAAAATGATAAGGAAATATTGGTGAAGAAATTAGAAGATTGTACATTAGAAGGTCAATCTGTAAGTTTAATTTTAAAGGAATGGGAAACATTCTTATTTGATTGCAGTAAGAAGAATGTCCAAATCCAATTAAGAGTGGTCACACATAATGGTGAAGTATTAACAAGTGGTATTAAAACAGTATCAGTAGACAAATGTCTTAATCATGAGGTATTGCAATGATTTTAAATATCACATTTCAAGAGATTGAAAAAAGGTTAGACATAGAGTTCAAGGAAATACATGAACTTGAAAATAGGAAGCGTGACCAAACTAAAATTGTTACACCAACTGAAGAAACACAAGTATTGGAAGCTGATACTAATAAACTATTAAGTAAGGTTATTGTTGATCCAATACCAAGTGAATATGTAGTACCACAAGGAACACTTGAAATAACTGACACTGAAGTTAAAGATGTTACTAATTATAAAAATGCTATTGTAATTGTTGAAAACCTAGAGCCACAAAACATATTAGAGGGTGTAAGTATTCTAGGTGTTGTGGGTAGTTTTAATGATGCACTAGCACAATATGTAATGGGTAATTTAACTGAATATGAAAGTAATGTTATTACACAAGTTGTAAATTATGCCTTTAATCAAAGTGGTTTAACAAAGGTAAAATTACAAAATGCAACAAGAATAGGTAGTTATGCATTTGAAAAATGTATTGAATTAGTAAGCGTAGATATACCAAATGCAACTTATTTAGGTTTTTATGCTTTTGCTAATTGTGAAAAATTAACAAGTATAAACGCAACTAATGTTACTGAAATTGGACAATATGCATTTAATAGGTGTTTAGCATTAGAAAGTATAGATTTACCTAAAATTACAACAATAAGCGTTTATGCATTTGCTCAATGTTCTAACTTAAAAAGTGTAAACTTTCCAAATGCAATAGAGGTGCAGTCTAATGCATTTAGAAATAGTAGTGCCTTAATAAGTATAAATTTACCTAAATGTACTAAATTGAGTGCAAATGCTTTTGAATATAGTTATATAACTGATTTTAATTTGCCTAATGTAGAAACTGCTGGCTCTCGTGCTTTTGCATACGCTCAAATTACAACGTTAAGTTTGCCAAAATTGAAAACTGTTGAGGGAAACTTTGTTTATATGTCAACAAAATTAAACACACTTTATTTTGCTAGTGTTGAAAAAATTAATAATGCTGGTTTTAGTTATTGTTATGCTAATAATATATATTTAGGTTATGAGGGTGTTATAACACTTTCTAATACTAATGCTTTTAATAATTTGTTCGGTGGTGGTACAACAAGTAATAAACTTACAATTCATGTTAGAGCTGAATACGCCGACCAATACGCAACGGCTACAAATTGGGTAAGCGTAATTGAAAGTGGCAAAGTAACAATAGTGGGGGACTATGTAGAATGATAAATCAAGAAAACATAATTATTAATGGTAAACAATTTGTTAAAACTTATAGTGATAGTGGCTATTACATTATGCAAAATGAAACAGGTATTTTATATAGTGAAGCAATAGATGTAGTACCACTTAAATATACTTATACTGAAACTTCAGAAGTCATTGAAGATGAATCTGAAGAAATGATGGATCAACAAACTGAACAATAATAAGTCACCATAATAGGTGGCTTTTTATTATGTCCAAAATAACCCTTATGACATTTAAACTATGGGCAAATTTGTCCTGATTAAGACATTTAAACTAATCTTGCTAGTGGAAGATACCACATTTAAAAACAAAAGCAATATGAAAGGAATTTAGTATGGAATTTTTAAAACTTATTTTAGGTGATGAACTTTATGGGCAATTGGTAGAAAAGGTGAATGCTCATAATAGTAATCCAGCAAATGAGAAAAACAAGGTTAAGATTGCTAATCTTGAAACAGGTGATTATGTGCGAACAGGTAAGTATACTGATTTAGAAAATCAGTTGAAAACAAAGGATGCATCACTTACTGAAGCAAATAATCTAATTGCTGAACTTAAGAAGAATTCCAAGGGTAATGAAGCCATGCAAGGCAAAATTACTGAATATGAAGGGAAGATTCAATTACTTGAAGCAGAACTTCAGAAAAATAAATTGGATAATGCAATTAAGGTTGCATTATTATCTGCAAAGGTTACAGATGTGGATTACCTAACATTCAAGTTAATGGAAAAAGGTGAATTAGAACTTGATGAAAAAGGTAACATCAAAGGAATTGATGATAAGATTGCTGGTTTAAAAACACAATATCCTAATTTCTTTGAGGGTGAAGGAAAGAAAGTTTATGATGACAATAAACTTCCTGGTGGTGAACCTGGTGGAAAAACAGAACCAACATCACTAGCTGATGCAATTAAACAAAGTTATGAAACTATAAATTAAAATGAAAGGTTAAAGGGTGAAAATTATGCCAATTTTATTAAAAGATATGAAGGTTGGAATGAATGATAAGGTAGCTGCACAAGTTATTGATACATTTATTCGTAAATCAGAAATTTTAGAAATGTTACCATTTGATAACTGTGTTAGTCCAAATGGTGGTGGATCAACATTAACATATACTTACATGCAAAAGAAGTTACCATCTGCAACAGCATTCCGTGCTTTAAATACTGAATATAAGCCATCTGAAGCAAAGATGGATCAGTTATCTGTTGACTTAAAAATCTTTGGTGGTAAGTTCCAAATTGACCGTGTTATTAAGGATGCAGAAGGTCAATATAATAACATGGCTTTCCAATTAGAGGAAAAGATTATTTCTGCAATTGGTACATTCCATAATGCAATGATTAATGGTGATAGTGCTGTTGAAGCAGATGGTTTTGATGGTCTTGATAAGTTCTTAGTAGGACAAACTACAGAATATAATGCTGATGCAGTAATTGATTTATCTACTATGGATAAGATTAAGGAAAATGCAGATGTATTCTATGAAGCATTATTAAAATTAATCAATTCAACAGGCGCACATGCATTAATGGTAAATGAAGGTATGAAGACTAAGATTCAAACAGTTGCAAGAATTTTAGGATATAAGACTGAATCTGAAGAAGCATTTGGTAGAACTATTACTACTATTGGTGAAGGTAAGGTTCGTTTAATTGATTTAGGTAATGTAGTAACAATTACAGGTGAAGGTGATGATGCTGAAGCAGTTGAAACACCTGTTATTGGTGTGAAGACTAGAACTGTTGGTTCTGCAGAAACAACAGGTTTAACTGATATTTATGCAGTACATTTTGCAGTACAAAATGGTTTCCATGGTGTTACTTTAACAGGTGACAAGGCTATTCATCAATACTTACCTGATTTCAAGACACCAGGTGCAGTAAAAGATGGTGAAGTTGAAATGGTTGCATGTGTTGCTTTAAAGAATACAAAGGCTGCTGGTGTTTTAAGAAACATCAAGATTAACTAATAAGGGGTGTTCATATTATGGCTGCTAAAAAGGTAAATACAAAGGTGAAGAAGTACATTGTTACTGCACCTGTAAAAAATTATCATGGTAAAGGTCCTGCTGGTATTCAATTTGCCTATGGTAAGGCAATTGTATATGAAGGTCATGTATTAAATTGGTTCAAGGAACATGGTTACACAGTAGAGGAATATAAGGAATCTACTGAAGTGATTGAACCAACAGAATAAGAAAGGGGGTTAAACCCTCATGATTATGTCAGTTAATGAATTAAGAAAATTCATTACAACAGACCAAAGTGATGAAGTGCTTGAAGGAAAACTTCAGGCACTTGAAGTTTTGGTTAGAAAATATACAAACAATAATTTTCAAAATAGATTAATAAGATTTCAATGTCCTAGTATGGCACAAAAGTTATATCTAACAACACCATATTTAAATGTTGGTGATACCATCCAAATATCCCAATCTATTTATAATGATGGAATCTATACCATTGATTCAATAGAAGATAAGTTCATTAAATTAGATAGAACTATATATGATGAATCTACTATGTTAGTTACCAAAGTTGATTATCCTATGGATATTAAAATAGGTGTTGTCAATATGATTAAGTGGGATTTAGATAATCGTGATAAGGTTGGAATCCAATCTGAAACCATTTCTAGGCATTCTGTGAGTTATTTCAATATGGATGGGGATAATTCTACCCTTGGCTTCCCAAAGTCAATTGTAGGCTTTTTAAAGCCTTATATGAAGGCTAGGTTTTAGTTATGGCTAAAATAGGTGGTAACACTAAAGCATCACTGCAAGAAAAAACTTCAGTTTCATATAATGCTATTGGTGAAAAGATATTGGATTGGAATACAACTGATGAATTAATTGGTTTTTTAGATATGCAAAGTCAGATGGCTAATAGAAATGTATATTACACTAAATTAGAAGAATCAACACATATATTCATCTGTGATTATGTTGCATTGAATAAAGGTATTGAGGATAGAAGAATGCTAATTAATGATGAAGTTTATGATGTCTTATACATTGATGATCCAATGAATCTACACCAACATTTAGAAATTTTCTTAAAATATATTGGTGGTCAAAATAATGTCCAATAACGTTAAGTTTACAGATAATTCTTTAGAAGTTAGTGGATTGTTAGAACAACAAGCAATTGCCTTTTTATATGAAGCTGGTAATGCACTTAGAAATCAAGTGATAAGAAATTGTGATGAATACACAGATACTGCTAGTACAAAAGATAAATGGGAATTGCATGTTGATGAATCTAGTCTAACTGCAATTGTAGGTAATCCAAGTGAAAATGCTATTTGGGAAGAATTTGGTACAGGTGAATTTGCAGCTAATGATGATGGAAGAAAAACACCTTGGTATGTACCTGTTGAAGGATATACAGGTAATAAGCATCCATCTTACAATGGTAAGGTTGTTGTAGTGTATGGCAAAGGTGGTAAAAAGTTCTTCAAAACTAATGGTAAAAAACCTAGGTATCATCTAACCAAAGCATTCACAAAGGTTAAACCTAAGATTATTAGAAGACTGAAACAATTAATGGGTGATTAGATGACAATAGAAGCATTATCATATATTAAGAAATTACTAGATGAACTTGGTATTAATTATGAATTTGGTGAATGGATAGGTAAAATTACCTATCCTTATTTTGTAGGTGAATATCAAGAATCACCATCACTAAATGAAGATGGCAAACAAGAAATCTTATTTATTCTAAATGGTTTTAATCGTGGATCTATGCTTGATTTATTACTAATAAAAGAGCAAATAGAATCACATTTCAAAGACCAAAGAACAATTCTTCCTAATGGGAATGGAATTGTTATAACGTATTCAGATGCTATGCCAATTCCAACCTGGGATGGTGAACTAAAAAGAATACAAATTAAGTTAAATATTAATGAATGGAAGGTATAAAGGATGTCAAAAGAAGGTAGAAGTGGAATTACTACTGATACACCAAAGAATATAATGTTTGGTGCTGGTACAATCCATAAGAATTTAATTTTTACACCAGGTACTGATGGTGGCACAGGTTCTTGGAATTTTGAAGAATCTGTAGTTGGTGCAACAAATGGTGGATCAAAGTTTTCAATTGTACCTGAAGTTTACAAAATCCCACTAGATGGTGCTAATGTAAATGTTCAGAAATTAACTAAGAAGATTGGTGAAACTGCTACAATGGAAATCAATTTTGCAGAAATCAAAAAGGATTTAGTGAAGTCAGCAATCTATGGTGAAGATGGTGAAAGTGAAGATACAGCTTATGATGTAATTGTACCAAAAGAAGATATTGTGGAAGGTGACTATTGGGATAACATTGCATTTGTTGGTAAGACAGTAGATGGTGAAAACATAATTGTTATTATGGAAAATGCACTTTGTACAAGTGGCTTTTCTACAGAAGGTAAGAACAAGACTGAAGGTGTAGCAGCAATGACATTTGAATGTTATGCAAAACTTGATGCTAGTCATGATAAGTTACCTTATCGCATTTATTTACCAAAAGCAGTTTAAAAATTTTTTCAAAAAAAAGATAGTGAGGATTAAAGATGGAAAATAAATTCAATATCAGGCAAATCAAGTCATCTGATGTAATTAAGATGACTTCTATTTTGTCCAAGGTTGGAATTCGTAATTTTAAAGATATATTTGATAAGGAAACATTAGCCAAATTCAATGATAAAGAAGCTGATAGAAATGAATTAGCATTAAGTGTAGGAATTGATATTGTTAGTGTTATCCTTGAAAGTTTAGAGAAATGCGAACAACCACTTTATAAATTTTTAGGAAGTCTAATTGGTATGACAAAGGAAGAAGTTGCTGAACTACCAGGTGCAGATTTCTTAAAACTTTTAGAAGAAGTATTTACAAGTGAGGATATGAAGGATTTTTTCAAGGCTGCTTTGAGGTTGTTAAAATAGGTGATTTTAAATTTATGGACATGCTATTTCAAAGATATGCATGTCCTTATTTGTTGTTGGATGAGGTTATTGAAGAAAAAAGATTTGTTGAATTTATTAATGAATTTGCAATTGTTAAGCGTGAAAGTGAAATCGAAAAGGTATGGTTACATAAGGTATTTGACAAAACATACAATGATTTTAAAAATAGTTTAACGTTTAATGATAAACCTTCAAAAACTAGTCTTGAAGCAGCAGTCAAAAATTCAAAACAAATACTAGAAAAATTTATTCCTACATAGGGGGTGAATAAATGAATCTGTTTGATTTACAAGCAACAATAACGATTGCTATAGATGATGCTTTAGAAAGACTTCAAAGACTTGGAAATAGGGCAAATGATGTAGCACAAGAATTAAATAGTGAATTAGGTGGAAATAATAATGTAAACATTGATACAAACCAAGCAATTGATGGGTTAGAAGATGTAGAACAAGCAGCAGAAGATACAGAAGAAGCATTGGATGATGTTGCAGATTCAAGTGATGAAAGTGGTAATAGTTTAGAAGTTTTTGGAAGTATTGCTAAGGGTATAACAGGTGGTGTTGCAGCTTTAGGTGTTGCAGTTGTTGGTCTAGCAGGTGGTTTTTTATCACTAGCTGGTAATACTAGGGAATATCGTGAAGACATGGCAAAACTAGAAGCATCATTTAAAACTGCTGGTCATACAACTGAAGAAGCCACTAAAACATATAAAGAATTATATTCAGTTTTTGGTGAAGAAGATAGAGCAGTTGAAGCTGCACAACAAATATCCAAACTAGCCAAGAATGAAGAAGAAATGGCAAAAATGACCAATATTGCAACAGGTGCATGGGCAATGTGGGGTGATTCACTTGCTACAGAATCACTAATGGAAGCCATGAATAGTACTGCTAAAATTGGTGAAGTACAAGGTACACTTGCAGATGCATTAGAATGGTCAGGTGTCAATTTAGAAGAATTTAATGGTAAGTTGGCTACAATGTCAACTGAAGAAGAACGTTCTGCATATATTCTAGATACTTTAAATGGTTTATATAGTGAATCTGCAGAACAATATAGAACAATTAATGCAGAGGTAATGGCAGCAAATGATGCACAATCTAGATTAACTGATTCAATGGCAGCATTAGGTGAAAAAGCAGAACCAATTGTTACTAAAATAAAGGAAGGCTTTGCACTAATACTTGAAAAGGTACTTGAATTAATGAACAATGTGGATTTTGAAGCATTAGGTACTGAAATAGCAAATGCATTCCAAGGATTTGTTGATAATGTATTACCTGCAATAGTATCAGGATTGCAATGGATCATAGACAATAAAGATATTATCATTGCAGGTATTGTAGGTATTGGTGCAGCATTTGTAGCATGGAAAATAGTTGGTATTGTACAATCAGTAATTAAAGCACTACAAGGTATGACATTAGCACAAGCAGCATTGAATCTTGTCATGTCACTAAATCCTATTGGTTTGGTTGTAGCTGCAATAGCAGGACTTGTTGCTGCATTTGTAGTTTTATGGAATAAATCTGAAGGTTTTAGAAACTTCTTCATAGGTATGTGGGATGGAATCAAATCTGCAGTTGGAAGTGTTATTGATTGGATTTCAGAAGCGTGGGAAGGTTTAACTTCAGGTATAAAAGGATTCATGAATGGAATCATTGATGGTATTAATGGTGCAATTGGTTTCATTAATAAGATTAAAATTGATATTCCTGATTGGGTACCTGAATATGGTGGAAAAACCATTGGTTTTAATTTAGAGAAAATACCTAAATTAGCACAAGGTGGAATTGTAGAAAGTCCAACATTAGCAATGATTGGTGAAGATGGAAAAGAAGCAGTTGTTCCACTTGAAAACAATTTAGGTTGGATTGATAAGATTGTAGATAAACTTAATCCAAATAATGATTCAGACCTTATGTTTAATAAACTGATAGATAGGTTGGATTCTTTAGAAAAGGCAATATTATCAAGGAAAATTTACCTAAATGGTAATGTACTAGTTGGTGAATTAATGCCAACTATTGATGCTAGATTAGGTGAAAGAGTAGAAGCAACAGGAAGGGGAAGATAGGAAATGAAAGGTATAACATTTGGAAATTATCATTCATATGATGATTTTTCCCTTATTCTGATAAGTAAAGTGATTAGTCTTCCAAGAACTAAAACTGAATATGTAGATATCCCAGGTGGTGATGGAAGACTTGATTTAACTGAATACTTTGGTGAACCTAAATATGATGATAGAATGCTAACATTCAGTTTTGAAACATTATTAAGAGGGGAAGCCTATTATGAATTATACAATGAAATTGCTAATGCAATTCATGGTAAATATCTTCAAATAGTATTGGATGAAGATCCAGATTTCTATTTTGAAGGTAGAATCAATGTGAACCAATACAAGTCAAATGATAAGGTTGGTAAACTAGTTATTGAATGTGATTGTTATCCATATCAGATGGAAGCAATTCAAATAAGAAATGAATTTACATTAGATGGATTGGAAATGGAAGTTGCCTTGTTGAACTTGAAAAAATCAGTAATACCTATGGTGGAAGTTACTACTACTTCAAGTATAACAGTTGTTTATGAATCTAATAGTTTTAATCTAACAAGTGGAATATATGAAGATCCAAGATTAATACTAAGGGAAGGAAGCAACATTATTAAACTAGGTGGAACAGGAACTATAGCATTTACTTATAGAAGGGGTAAATTGTAATGTATAAGGTCTATTGTGATGATAACCTAATCTTTCATACATTGATGGAAGATAGAAGAATATTCAGTCCAAAAATAGATATTGCCTTAAATAAAACGGGTTCATTTACATTTACAATTTATCCTTCTAATCCATTCTATAACAAATTAAATAAGCTGAAATCCATCATTAAAGTATATAATGATGATTTTTTAATTTTTAGGGGTAGAATCCTAGATGATGATTCATACTTCCATAATCAAAAACAAATGGTATGTGAAGGTGAATTATCATTCTTCCTTGATACAATTCAAACAGATTTTAGCAACATTACCAATACTAGTGAATTATTACATCATCTAATTGATGTTCATAATTCAATGGTTGATGTAACTAAGCAATTTAAAGTAGGTAGAATCAATATTATTAATGACACTATTATTGATGGGAATTCAAAGTATATGAACACTTGGGATGTAATTAATAGTGAACTAATCAATAAGCATGGTGGATATATCTTTGTAAGACATGAAGATGATATTTCATACATTGATTATCTTGATGATTTTGATACATTGAGTAACCAACCAACAATTGAATTTGGTAAAAATCTATTGGATTATGTTAAGAAGGTTAAGGGTTCTAGTATTACTACTGCAGTTATACCTTTGGGTAAAAATAAATTAACAATTGGTTCAGTAAACAACAATGTGGACTATATATCAGATACTGATGCAGTTAGAAAATATGGATTCATCTGTAAGACCATTGAATTTAATGATGTTATAGATGCTAGTCAGTTGAAGCAATTAGGACAAGAATATTTAGATGAACTGAAAAAACTAGAAGTATCTTTAGAAATTAATGCAATTGACATAGGTAATCAATCTACTGATTTTAATTCGTTTAGATTAGGTACTTACATTGGTGTTAAATCAATACCACATGATGTAGATACTAAATTCTTAATCACTAAATTATCAATTGATTTAACTGATCCAAAATCAAATAAGCTGGTACTTGGTAAAACATATTCTACATTTACTGAACAATCATTAACTAGAAATGAAAGTCAAAAGCAAATATTAAATGCAATCCAAGGAATGCAATTAGATGCAGCTACAATGGATGATGTTAATAATGCTATTAGACTAACTGAAGAAGTTACATCATCAAACATTAGTCAAAGTGCTGATGAAATCTATGCTAAAGTAAGTCAAAATTTCTATTTAAAAGATGATGCAGATGCTTTGGTTGAATCTATCAATACTGAATTCATCCAAACTAATGAAGCCTTTGAAATGAAGTTCAATCAATTTAGTGCAGATATAGAAGATGTGGCTAATAATACGGATGTACAATTCCAAGAAATTAATAAATATATCAAATTTGTTGATGGATCAATAATACTAGGACAAGAAGGGAATCACCTAACATTGAAAATTGAAAACAATGAAATAGGTTTTTACCATAAAGGTTCTAGGGTTGCATATTTTAGCAACAACAAATTGAATGTTCTAGATGGTGAATTTATTCAATCATTAAAATTAGGTAAATTTGCATTCTTACCTAGAACAAATAAAAATTTATCTTTTAAGAAAGTGGAAAAGTAGGTGATTAAATGGCATCAAGTGGAACTATTAAAACTAATACTGCTTTTGGCTATGTTGAATTAACTTGGAATATTACAAGTCAAAATGTGTCAAATAATTCATCTACTATTTCATATGCTTTAAATATTTATAGGGATAGTGGTGGTATTGTATCATCTGCAGCTAAAGATTTTTCTATTAAGATTAATGGAATAACAGTAGCAAGTGGTACTAATATAATTGGTGGTTCAGGTCTGAAAGTATTGAAGACAGGTTCAACAACTATCTATCATAATTCAGATGGATCAAAGACATTTGAATTATCATTTAGTCAAGAAATTGCTATTACTTGGAATGGTACTTGGATTGGTACTGTAACAGGAAGTGGAACAGGTACACTTAATACTATACCAAGGGCAACAACACCTACATTCCATGCTTCAAGCGTTGAATTAGGTGGAACATTGACAATTTACTTAAATCGTGCATCTACAAGTTTTGCACATGTTCTAGAATATAAGATTGGTAATTTAACAGGTAGTATTGGTAGTGGTACAACAGCTTACTATTGGGCAGTTCCATTATCATTAGCAAGTGCAATTCCAAATGCTACAAGTGGTGTAGTAACAGTATTATGTCATACCTATAATGGATCAACATACATAGGTACTAAATCAAGTACATTTACAATTACTATACCATCAACAATGAAACCAAGTGCTAATGTGACACTTAGTGAAGGTGTTGATACTATAGCATCCAAATATAGTTATTACATTCAGAATAAGTCAAAACTGAAGGTTACTATTAGTGCAAGTGGTATTTATGGAAGCACAATCAAATCTTACAAAACAACAATTGATGGTGTTCCTTATGCAAGTAATAGTTTTATATCCAATGTATTAGCCAATAGTGGTCAAAGAACAATAACTACTGTTGTTACTGATTCAAGGGGATTATCAATCACTATCACAAAGACTATTAATGTTGTAGCATATCAAGAACCTAAGATTAATAGTTTCATATGTTCAAGAGCATCATCAGATGGAACTATCAATGATGAAGGAACTTGTTTAAGTGCAACCATCAACTACACTATTACCAATTTAGGTGATTCAAGTTATAAGTTAGAAGTTAAGGAAAAGGGTGAAGCTGATTCATCATATGTGGTGATATCAAGTGGAAGTCTAGCAATTCTTAACACAATTATATTAAGTGATGAAGATGTATTGAATGTTGATTTATCCTATGATGTTAGATTATCAGTAGGTGATTATTTCACTACTTCATATGCATATTTTGATATTGGTACATCATTCACAATATTAGATTTTAATGCCAATGGTAAAGCCATGGCAATTGGTAAAGCATCTGAACTTGAAGAAGGTTTAGAAATTGCTATGCCAACAACATTTTCAACCAAACCAACCATATTAACTGATGATAATATTTTATGGCAAGGTAATGATCCAATGAATGGTGGTACAACTATAACATTATCAAAACCAATATCATCACAAATGTTTGGTATTGTTTTAGTTTTCAGTAGGTATGCAGAAGGTCAAACAATGAACTATCACTTCAATCAGTTCTTTGTACCAAAGAAGATGGTTGAATTATTTAGTGGTGGTGGACATAACTTCATGATGAATACTGAATTCATTTATTGGGCAAATAAATATCTTTATATAAAAGATAACATTATTACAGGTCATGCCAATAATGTAGTAAACAAAGGTGAAAATTCACTAGGTTATATTATGAACAATGGTGCATTTGCTTTAAGATATGTTATTGGTATTTAAATATTAAAATTAAGGGGTACAGATATGGAATGGCAAGTAGTCTTAGTAATCATTTCACTTGTGGGATTAGTTACTGCTATTGTAACACCACTATTGAAATTGAATACTAGCATCAGTAATTTGAATGCTACCATGAAGAATCTTGATGATTTGGTTACTGAAAGTAGGCATAGGCAAGAGAATCATGAAGCAGAAAGTAATAGAAAGTTTGAGCAGTATGAACATAGATTAACAGAACACACTGTTAAAATTCATAATCTTGAAAGAGAAATTTTTAAAAAATAAGAAGGTAATTAATCATGGAAGAAATTTATCAATTTTTTACACAATATGCAGTATTCCCAATTGCTATAATCTGTTTTGCAGTTGGATATGTTATTAAGCATTTTATACCAAAACTACCAAATAGGTTTATACCTTTAATTCTAGCAGTTTTAGGTTTAATCTTAAATCTAGCATTCAATAATTGGTCATTTACATTTGATGTAATTGTTAGTGGTATTGGTAGTGGATTAATTTCAACAGGTTCATTTGAAGCAGTTAGAAATCTATTAACCAAGAAAGAAACTAAAGATACTAAAGAAACTGAAGATACTAATTAAACTAAATCCTAGGTCATTCCTAGGGTTTTTCTTTTTAATCTGATTAAATTATAGGGGTGTTGTTAAAATGGCTTTAAAAACAGGAAAAAAGGGTTTAGAATTAATCAAGAAATTTGAAGGATGTAGATTAACTGCATATAAATGTCCAGCTAATGTTTGGACTATTGGATTTGGACACACAAAAGGTGTTACTGAAGGTCAAACTATTACTAAGGCACAAGCTGAAGAATTTCTAAAATCTGACTTAAAAGTGTATGAAGGCTATGTTAATAAATATGTTGAAGTAAAACTTAATCAGAATCAGTTTGATGCACTTGTATCATTTACTTATAATTGTGGTCCTGGTAATTTAAAGAAATCACTATTGCTAACCAAATTAAATGATGGTGATTATAAAGGTGCTGCAAATGAATTCCCTAGATGGAATAAGGCTGGGGGTAAGGTTTTAAATGGACTTGTAAAAAGAAGAAAAGCAGAACAAGAATTGTTCTTAACATTTCCATCATATAAAGTCAAGGTGACTGCATATGCCTTAAATGTTAGAAAAGGTCCAGGAACATATTTCAAGAAGATTGACTTGTTCTATAAGAATGAAATTCACACAATTGTAGCTGAAGAAGGTTCATGGGGTAAATTAGAAAATGGTGGTTGGATCTCACTAAAATATACTAAGAAAATTTAAAGGGATGCTTTTTTGCATCCCAATTTTTTTTATTATTTTTTATTTCATTTGTATTTTTCGACAAATTATGTCTATAAAGAGGTATAAAATCTAACCAAAGGTATCAAATCTTATAGAAAGGAAGGTTTATTTGATGACCTATGGATGAAGATGAATTAAGAAACAAACTGATAGATGCTATCAATATGTTACATTTATTTGGTGACAGATTTATCAATGTGGATAATCTACAAGCAATGGTTGACATTGATAATAGAAATTATATGGTAAGTTGTTTTAATTGCATTATGAATCTATTTAATGAAGTAGTTGAAAAGAAGGGTGACTAACACCCTTCATTTTTTATATATAAAGCATATGTTCTTCCAATGCTAACTTTTTGAATTTTACCTTCCTTACTTAGGATAGAAAGTGCATATCCAACTAATTTACTTAGTGGTGGTTCAATCCTATTATAGATGTCTTTCTGTAATATACCTGATTCATTCTTTATAATCTCTAATACTTGTTCTTTAACAATTGGTAATTGTAGTTCTTCAAACTTCTTATTTTCAATTCTTAAAGCCTGTTCTTTAAGTAAAGTATCTAAATTATCATTGATATAATTTAATCGTTCAATCTTTCTAGCAAGTAATCTTTCACCTATATAAATATTCCACCATTCTACAAAACATTCATTAATCCCAAGACAAAAATCTTTAAGTTCATTAATACAATTTATTAATGATAATGTTGCTTCATATTCAGCTTCAATATCAAGTTTTTTCATAGAATCAACTTGAATGTTTAGAAAATAACTATAATATTCATGCATTGCATCAAGATAATCTTTATTAATGTAATGCCATCCCCAAGGTTGGTCACCATCTTCATTTAATCTATCAAGTGGTTCTTTGAATTCATTAAGTTTACCATTATTCAGTTTGATTATTTTTTCTTTCATTTCATCTAAAAATCCCATATTGATTACCTTCCTTAATTAACATTATTTTACAATAACATTTTTAGAAAGTCAAAGGTGGTAGTGTAAATGTTACAAATTGATGAAATTTTTTAAAAATTATGTTGACTTTATGTCCGACATTAAATAAAATATAAATATGGGAACGGATGTTCGTATAGTGAGGTGATGGAATGCCACGAACAGGAAGACCAAAAATTGATAATGCTAATAATGAAAAAATAAGTATTAGACTTGATGCAGAAACAAAAAAAGCACTTGAAGAATATTGTGCTAAGAATGGTGTGTCAAAAGGTGAAGTTGTTAGACAAGGGATCAAATTGGTTATTAATAAATAAAAAATAGTATGTGTTTTCAAGTTTAGCAGCCTGAACACATACTATTTCCCATACCGATAGAAGAATCTATCTATAAATATTTTACTATAAATAGACCTTTCTATCAATAAATTTTTTGAAAATTTAAATTATTGGAAAGGATGTACATTATAATGAATGAACTAATTACTAATATTATTAATCAACTTAAAATTAAACTAGTGGAAGTTGAAAGCAAGACTGACCATGATGAAGACTATGATTATAATAGTGGTCTTGAAGATGGTCTAACAATTGCAATTGAATTACTAAAGCAAGTTGCATAAGTGGAAGGGTGGACATTGTCCACCTTTTGTCCACTCTGCACAAATGTCCACCAATGTTTGTAGATGTTTCTAAATGTCTATAAATGTTTCAGTTTCCATCAAAATGGCTTTATATCAACGTTTCTAGGTGTTTTTAAATGTCCACCAATGTCTAGAAATGTTTTAGTTTCCAAATACGACGCATGTTGAGTGTGTAGCAGTACTAACACTTAAAAAATAGCGTACCTAAGCCATTTGTGGCTAATTTAGTGGTCTAAAATTTAATATATTTTGTGGTTTTGTCCACCTCTTGTCCACCGATTTTTTATTGGTGGACAAATTTTTTATACTACTGCATCTGAAGAAGTAGAAGTGGATTCCTTTTGGATCACTTGTTCAAATGTATCAACTGCATCTTGTTCCATTATATCTGTATTGTGGACATAAGTTTGAAGTGTAGTTTCAATGTTTTGGTGTCCAAGTCTTGCTTGTACAGCTTTAGGACTGATTCCACTTTCAATTAATTTAGTTGCATGTGTATGTCTTAAACTATGGAAGTTAAACTTAATACCTAAATCATAATGAATAACCCTAGCAGCATATTTGAATGAATCAGAAGAACTGAATTGACCATTTTCTTTTCTCATAATTGGATTTGTTTCAGGTAATGCTACAGGTACTGATTTTTCAACTTCAATAAGTCTATAGATGGTATTATCCCTATCATCCTTTTCTTCCTTCATATACATCTTGGTATAGTATTCACCATACATCAGTTCATTTTCTAACTGAATCTTTTTATATTGCTTCAGTTCATCTAATAATGTTTTGCCAATTTTAATTTTTCGATTAGATGAATCAGTTTTTACTGAACCATAATACCAAGCAGATTTTTCTTCCCTTTTACCTTTTACTTCCCTAACTTTTCTAACATCAACACCATAATTTCTTTTATAGGTGGATTTATTAACATCTATAGTACATTCATTGAAATCAACATCATCCCAAGTAAGACCATAAACTTCAGCTATTCTTAGTCCTGTGTAAAAGCCAATAAGAAGTGCATACCTAAAAGGATTACCTATAGGGAATCGTTCAACCATTCTATTAAAATCTTCAGTTGATATGACAGTTCTATTAGTTTCACTTTTCTTTGCTTCAAGTTTAGGATATTTAATATATTCTGCAGGACTTGACTGAATAAACTGACCAGGTACAACTGCATATTTTAATGATCCACTTAATACACCCATTATTCCTTTTAATGTGTTTTTCTTAAGACCTGAAGTGAATTTCTTATTCACATATTCTTGAAGCATCATAGGTGTTAGATTTTTTAACTTGAATACACCAAGACCTGGTTTAAGGTGTTGTTCAATTATTTGGTCATAAGTAACTTGTGTAGTGTACTTGCAATTAACCTTTACATAATTTTCAAAGTAGTAGTCCAAGTAATCTGCAAATGATATTTCAGTAGGACTGAACTTCATACCAGCATTATCATATTCTGCAAGTGCTTTAGCACCAGCAATTTCTGCTTCAGCTTTAGTTCTAAATCCAGCTTTGGAAATACTATTTCTTTTACCATTAATTTTTGCTGCTTCAAAACGATATTCCCAATTAGGTTTTTTAGGATTACCATCCTTATCACATTTACCTTTGTTTCTGTTTCTTACATTTACTTTTGCCATTTTATCCAACCTTTCTATTTTAAGTGGCATTGATGAACATAGTGAACAACAATGAACACTAAATAATGGCTTACCTAAGCCAAAAAACTAATTTTGTTCATCTGTTCACACTAATTTATATATTTCTTTATATATAAATAAATTATTAATTAAATAATTAAAGAAGAAGTTATTAGTTAATTTTTTGAAATTATAAAAAGAATTAAAAATTCACAGGAACATCTTGAACACCATCAAAAAACCTTTTAGGTAAGCCATTTTTTGATGTTCATTACTGTTCATTGTGTTCACTATTTGTGGTTTTTAATAACCATTTCAGTCATTTTTATTGCATTTTCTATGTTGGAAATTAGAATTTCCCTTGCAGTTTGATTCATATCAACACCTTCAAATTTAACTACATTGTTATTGTTACATAATTGATCCAACATAAATTTCATAGTGACTGACATATCCATGATGTCAAATCCAGCGTGTACTACTTCATGTAGTTGTTCAGTAAAATTAGTTTTACCTAATAAGTAATCAGTTGGAACATTAAAGTAATTTGCCAATGCTTTTAATCTATCTGCACTTGGCATAATTCTTCCACGCTCATATTCACCATAAGTGGATCTTTGGATTTCTAGAGCCTTAGACATTTCATCCTGTGTTTTACCAGCTTGCTTCCTTAATGCTTTTAATCTAATTGGAAATATATTAGTCATCAATACTACCACCCTTCAATTCATATTATAGCCATTCAAAATGGCATTGTCAATATAAATGGTAAACATTTATAAAAAATATTCTGAAAAATTTTTTCAAAAAAGTATTGACAAACTAGACATTGCCACTTATAATGGCATTATAACAGATAGGAAGGGACAAGATGAATATGTCAAATATGACAATAGAAAGCAAAATAGCAATGGTTGAGGAATTAAGAAAATTTTTTGGTCATGATAAAGTTTATTCATTTTATAGAAAGCACATTGAATGTGATTCCAAATTTGAAAAGGCTGCAAAACAAATCTGCAAAAAACATGGTGCAGAAATTCAAAATGAATATAAAAGATATAATGCAGTAATTAGTGATGAAAAAATGGTTTTAAGTTGTTTTGACATTGTAAATTATTAAGAAAGGTAAGGTAAAGATTATGGAATTTGAATATTTAGGAAGAAAGTTTATATTAGTGGAATTGGTTGATCCATTTAAAAATGAAACATTTGACATTATCCAAGTGATGGAAGTTGTACATAATGAGGAACTTGAAATGGATCAGTATAAGTTTATCAATTATTTCTATGGTGCATCAATGTATGATGAGGAAGAAGCAATTGAACTTGCAAAGAGTTATATAGATATGGAAGGTAATTAATATGAAAAAGATTTTAATCATAAATGAAGCAACAGGACAAATAGTTGCATATACAACAATCACAGGGTTAGAAAGTGATTGGGGATTAACTGATAAGGAACTTATTGAAGCAAGAATCCAATATGCAATTGATGATGAAGTTTTAGAAGAAAATGTTTGGTATCAGTATTATGAAACTAAAAGAGTACCAAAAGGATTATTACTAATTTAAGCCAACTGATGATGACTAGGTGGCACTATAAGTGGCACTATAAATGGCACTAGTCGAAACCTAAAGGACTGAACATCCTTGATGGTCTTGGTAGCCATACCAAAGAAAGGGGAAATTAGATATGTATGCAATTATTAATGTTGAAGGTATACTTCAAAGATTGGATCTATCACTTTGTTCAGTTGAAGAACTTACTAAACTTCAAGAAGAATATCACTTTGATGTGATTCAATATTCAACTGATCCATTAAAGGGGGTGGAATAATGGTTGATTTACAAAAAGAGCGTGTTGCCAAAGGATTAACCCAAGAGCAACTTGCATCTAAATGTGGTGTGATTCGACAAACAATATCTGAAATTGAATGTGGAAGAAATAATCCATCAATTTATTTAGCCAAGAAGATTGCAGAAGTCCTAGATTTAGATTGGACTAAATTTTTTGGAAAGTAATGCCACTTAAAGTGGAAAAGAAGGTGAAAGTATGCAAGATGTATTATACACAGTACCTGAAGTAGCCAAGTTATTGAAGGTCAATGCAGATTATGTACATAAGTTAAGAAAAGCTGGACTTTTGAAGTTCTTGAAGTTAGGTCAGTTTAAGGTGCGAAAAGAAGACCTAGATGAATTCCTTGCAAATAATGTAGGGAAGGATTTAACTGATCCATTTAACATTAAGGATTTAGGTGAAGCAGTATGAAACTATTTGAACATCAAGTAGAAGTCCTAAACCAAACTAAAGGTAAAAATAAGGTTGCTTATTATCTAGATATGGGATTAGGTAAAACATTTGTAGGTTCTGAAAAAGCAGTATCACTTGGTGATAACATCCTGGTGGTGTGTCAGAAGTCAAAGATTAATGATTGGGTGAATCACTTCAATGAACATTATTATTGTCGTATTTATGACTTAAGTAATAAGAAGCAATTTGAATATGGTATCCAAGAACTAACTTCATCAGTTAAACCAATCACCATTGGTGTTATTAATTATGAATTAGCGTGGAGAAGACCTGAATTGCTTTATTTAAAGGATTTTACACTTATGTTAGATGAATCATCCTTAATACAAAATTCAAAGGCAAAACAGACCAAATTCATTATGAAAATGAATCCATCAAATGTAATCCTATTAAGTGGTACACCTGTAAGTGGTAAGTATGAAAACCTATGGACACAATGTAAGCTGCTTGGATGGGATATAGATGAAAAACTATTCACACAACATTATGTTCAGTATGACTATCTAAAAGATAAGCGTGGTAGGAAAAAGATTAATCCTGTTACCAATAAACCTATCAAGGTTGTAGTTGGTTACAAGAATGAAGATAGACTTAATAAAAAGTTAAAAGATTATGGTGCTATCTTCATGAAAACTGAAGAAGTTATTGACCTACCAAGTAAGAATTACATAGATATTAAGGTTGATGTCACACCTAATTATAAGAAGTTTATGAAGAAAGGAATAATATCCTTTGATGGTATTGATTTAATTGGTAATACACCACTTACTAAAAGGCTTTATGCAAGAATGCTTTGTGGTCAGTATAACAAAGCCAAATTAGATGCAGTAAGGGATTTATTATCATCTGCAAGTGATAGATTCCTAATATTCTATAACTTTAATGAAGAATTGGATCAACTTATTAATATATGTGATGAACTGAACAGACCTTATTCACAAATAAATGGACCTGTTAAAGATTTAACTGCATATGAAGAAGATTCAAATTCAGTAACCTTATGCCATTATAGAGCAGCTTCAAAAGGACAAAATCTTCAAAAGGCTGACAAAATTATTTATTTCACACCAACTGATAGGGTTGAAGATTGGATGCAATCACAAAAAAGAATTCACAGAATTGGTCAAGAATCACCTTGTTTCTATTATCTGATGAAATGTTCATCTTCAGTAGAAGAAAGCATTTATAAGGCATTAGAAATGGGTGTGGACTATACTGATGAACTATTTAAAAAAGAATATATGTAAAGGAAGGTAAAATTATGGAACAACAAAATGCAGTAGCATTGTTTGAACAACAATATATGGAATCGTTCAAGCAATTAAGTGAATTAAAAAAGGAACAAAACAGACTTTCAAAGATTGAAAAGGATGTTAAGACTAAACTTGAAACAGCAATGGATACTAATGATATTTCAAGTATCAATAATGATTACATTACTATTTCAAGGGTAGCAGCTAGTGAAACTATCACAATTGATTTGGATAAGTTAAAGGAAAAAGAACCTGAACTATATGCAGATTTACTTAAGGACTATCCAAAAACTAGGACCACTAAATCATCTATTAGATTTGTGGTGAAGTAATGTTGGAACGTTTTAAAAAACTGAAGTTTGCACCAACATATGAAATATCTAATCTAGGTAACATTAGGCACAAGGGTAAAATCTTAAAACCTACAAATGATTCTAGGGGATATCTTAAGGTAGTTATTGAAGGACATCATTATAAGGTGCATAGATTAGTTGCTATTCACTTTAAAAGGAATCCTGGCAATAAACCTATAGTCAATCATAAAAACGGAAATAAGAAAGATAATCGTGTTTCAAATCTAGAGTGGGTGACACAATCTGAAAATGTCAAACATGCTTGGGAAAAGGGGTTGATTAAGCGTGGAAAATCGTTGTAGAAATTGTAAGCATTACTATTATGGTAAATGCAAACATCCTAATTTAGATGCTAATGATACTGTTACAGATATCATTGTAGACCATGTTGAACTAGCATTTGATGGTGATATTCAAAGTCTATTAGGTGAAGTGGTGGAACAATTTTGTAGTTATCTAAGTGAAGATGAAAAGTTGGAATTCATTGAATCCATATGTGGTTGTTGTAGCAACTATTTAACTGATCCAGCAAATATGAACTTGGATGAAATTTCATTCAATCCTAGTGATGATTTCAGTTGTAAATATTATGAATAATGAAGGGGTGAAAAAATGGTCAAAGAAGATTTAGTAAAAGGTTTTACATTTAAAGTACCAGCTACTTTAATTAATAATTTTGTTAGTCAATATCCTAGTAAATCAGGTGACTTAATTGAAGTAGTAGTTGCAAAAAACGTTGATTCATTTGGTAATGGATCATCTGTTGCAGTAGAAATTGAAAGATGTAGAAATAGTCATTCTAGTTATGGGTATTTTTACATCAAACTGAAGAATTTATTAGAGGGGGAAAATATGGATCACAATTATAAGTATATTTTGGAAGTAAAATATTATAGCCATGATACAGTTAAGTATCTAGGTACAAATACTGAATACCAAGTAGGTGATAATCTAGTAATCACTTCAAGGTCAAATGAATATGAGGTGGTTAAAATTTCAAGGGTAATAATTGATGGTGAAGTTGGTACAGGGTTAATACCTTTATTTGATAGAAGGATTATCACTTCATTTGTTGATACCTTCAAGATTAAACAAGATGAATTAAGTAAAGTAATTATGAGAATTAAAGAAATTAATACTTATATCTCAAATAAGTATCTATTATTACTTCTTAATAATGAAACTAATGAAGAATTAGATTGTTTAAAAGTTGAACTGAAGGAACTGATTACTAAACAAACTGAATTAGAAAAAGAACTTAGTGGGATGAAATAATGGCATCTGAAAAGAATTTTGAAAATCGTGTTAAACGATTCTTACAATCCAAAGGTATATATCCTTTAGGAACACCTAGACAAAAGATGCTAGTACCACCTATAGGTTATTGGGAAAAGCGTTGGGGTGGTGGAACATTTACCAAAACAGGCTTACCTGATATGCACATAGTGGTTAAGGGTTATTCACTTGATGCTGAACTGAAGGTAGATAGTGTACCAAGTGAACAACAGATGTATATCATTAGTCAAATTAATAATAGTACATCATGTATAGCATTTGTACTGTGTCCAACTAATAAGGTGGATAAACTTAAGGATTATGTATCTAAATATGATTATCCTAATGTTGCTATATTAGGATATGGTGATTTTAAAGATTTAATAGAAAGGTTCATTGAAAATGAGGTATAGCCATAGTAAGGTAGAATGCTATGAAGGTTGTCCTTATAAATATGATTTAAGGTATGTTCAAAAACTAAAAACATTACCTAATGATGATCCAGCTAATCCATTAATTATTGGTACTGCAATGCATACAGGTATTGAAACGGATGTTAGAACTGCTATCCAACAATACTATATGTCATTTCCAATAATAACAGATGCACACATTATTGAAGCAACTAAATTAGAAGCAATGATTCCTAAGGTGAAGAAACTGATTCAAGATGTATGCAAAGGGAAATTGACCTTTGAATATGAATTGAAGACAAGCACCTTCAATGGATATCTAGATTTACTTGAAGAAGTAACATCTGATTATTGTAATATCTATGATTTTAAGTATTCAAATAATGTGGATCATTATCTTGAATCAAGGCAACTTCATATCTACAAATATGAAACTGAAAAGAATACAAATTTTAAGGTTTTAAACCTAAATTACATTATGATACCTAAAGTATCAATTAAGCAAAAGAAAACAGAAACTGAACTAGAATTCAAGAGAAGATTACAGATGGAATTGGACAAAGCTGAACCATATATAGTACCTGTTCAGTATGATGTTCAAAAGGTAATCAACCATAAAGAATTGATTGAAGAAATTGAAAACAATCGTTCAGTTGAAAAGAAGACTAGTAACTTATGTGCTAGATTCTGTGAATATCATAATTATTGTAAGTCTAATGGAAAGATTGATTATGACATCATCTATCCTGAAGATATAAAAATTGGTAAGTAGAAAGGGGAAAAATTATGTCAATGTTACCAAGTACAAATAGGGTTGAGATTTCACCTGTAAGAAGTCTAAAGAAAATATGGATCTATGGTCAACCATTTAGTGGTAAGACTACATTTGCTGACCAAGCACCAACACCAATCAATCTTAATACTGATGGAAATGTAAAGTATGTTTCTATGCCAAGATTAGAGATTAAAGACCAAGTTAAGGTTGAAGGTAGTGCTGGTAGAGAAAGAAGCATTAGAACATTTGCATGGGCAATTTTCAAGGATGCTATTGATGAACTTGAAAGGGGTTCAGACTTTGAAACTATTGTAGTAGATTTAGTGGAAGATACATATGAACAATGTAGATTATATATGTATGACAAACTAAATATTGAACATGAATCTGATGATGGATTCAAAGCCTGGGATAAGGTAAGAATTGAATTCTTATCAACATATAGAAGACTATTAAATCTTCCATATAACATCATTCTAATATCACATGAAGATACTTCTAAGGATATTATGAAGAAAACAGGTGATAAGATTACTGCAATTAAGCCAAATATCAATGATAAGGTTGCTAATAAGTTAGCTGG